CCAAGATGCAGCTAAAGAAAAGCTTAATCAACAAGGTAAAGATTTTGGTTCTACAACTTTATATGAGGGCAATCTTAAAATCCAATTTGACTTTAAAAAGAAAGTTGAATGGGATCAGGATAAACTTGTCACCATATTAAACACATTAGACACAGAAACAGCCAAGCATTACGCGAATGCTAAATATACAATACCAGAAGCAAAATATACTAATGCTCCGCCAGAAATAAAAGGTGTGCTTAGTGAGGCTCGTACTGTTTCTTTACAAGGTGTATCAGCAAATATTGAGGAGAATAATAATGCTTAAAATTATTAGTGCTGAAGACCGTTTAAAAGAAAAGCGCGGTCATAAAATTGTTGTGTGTGGCAAATCTGGCGTGGGTAAAACTACCCTCGTCAGAACGCTAGATACACAGAAAACTCTGTTCATGGACTTAGAGGCGGGAGATGCCGCGATTGAGGGTGTAGCGGTAGATGTAATTCGCCCAAGAACATGGACAGAGTGTCGTGATTTCGCATGTCTATTAGGTGGTCCTAATCCATCTTTGTCTGATGATATGTGTTACTCACAGGCACACTATGATTTAGTTTGCCAAACATACGGAGATCCTTCTACCTTTCTTTCAAAATACGATACTATATTTGTTGATAGCATAACAGTAGCTGGTCGATTATGTTGGCTATATTGTCAAAATTCATCTGACAATAAGTCAGACAGAACAGGCAAAATAGATATTCGTAATGCTTATGGTATGCAAGGAAGAGAGATGATGGGTTGGTTAACTCACTTGCAACACATTCGAGATAAGAATGTAATCTTTGTTGGTATACTTGATACTAAAGTTGATGACTACGGTAGAGAGACATTTGAGTTACAAATAGAAGGCTCTAAAACTGGCAGAGAACTCCCAGGAATTGTTGACGAAGTTATTACGATGGCAGTTATGAACACTGATGAAGGTGCGCCATATCGAGCATTTGTATGTCAAACACTTAACCCTTGGAACTATCCTGCCAAAGATAGGAGTGGTTTACTTGAACTGGTTGAAGAACCTAATCTTGGTAAACTTCTTGAAAAAATGAGTGGTGTTGTGCAAGATAAACCACTCGAATTCGTTAATCCAAATCAAATGACACAAACACAAGCAGAAGGAGTTACAAATGCTTAATTTAAATGAAGTCGTTTTAGAAGAGTCAAACACATCCAATGATTTACAGCCTATTCCAGATGGTACAGTTGTAAGGGCTATTATTAACTTTACTGGTGGCGATGAAGTCATCCAAGAGTTTAGTCAGTTGTCTATGTTTAAAAAATCACAAACAACTAGCGCAATTTATTGCCCCATAGAGTTTACTGTTATGGGTGGTGAGTTTGATAAAAGGCGAGTGTGGCACAACTTGTTTGTTCATGGTGATAAGATGGGCAACAATGGCATTCCAGTCGCTCGTGAAATCGGCATGAGAACGCTTAGAAACATGGTTGATAGTGCGTATAACCTTAACCCTAATGATCAGTCAGCAGAGGCTGTGGGTAAGCGTAATATCATGGCTATAGAAGCATTGCAGGGGCAAGAGATTTGTTTTGTTGTTGCAGTCGAAAAAGGAACTAATGGTTATAAAGATAAGAACAAAGTAAAAATTGTTCTGACTCCAAAAGATAATAACTTTATTGGTTCTAACAATGGAACAGTGCCTGTTAATGGCACTGTCAATATGAATGCATTACCACAAAATGTGGCAAATGCAATGCAAGCACAAATGCCAGCCCAACCACAAAACTCTGGTGTTACACCACAGTGGGCTAAGTAATATGGATTCTATTTCTAGCGGTGCCTATTGGTATTGGTAGAACTCGCTTGGGGAGTGCGAGTGCCGCAAAACTCCCCAACACACACAAGGGAGAAAAAAATGAGTAATGGAAATTTTGATGATTATTATAAACAGCTTGAAGGTTTTAAGATTCATAAATATTTAGGCATGGATGATAATGACACAGGTGGAGATGGGTTCGCTCAATTTCATTTAAAAAAACCAAACTATAAAGATATTATGATTGAAGTATCACGCGACCCAGAGGGTAATGGCGGTGGCTTTTTGTTTATATCGGACGTAAAATAAATGTTAAGGCATGTTGATTTATGTTCTGGCATTGGTGGATTTAGCCTTGGCTTTGAATGGGCAGGATTATCCAAGCCAGTTTTATTTTGCGATATAGAACCTTGGTCGCGTAAGATTTTAAATAAGCACTGGCCTGATGTGCCAATTGCAGAAGACGTAAAGGAGTTAGCCAATGACCCAGCAAGACTTGTTCCAGAATGTGACATATTATCCTGTGGATATCCCTGTCAGCCATTCTCAGTCGCAGGATCTCAAAAAGGAGAAGCGGACCCTAGACACATCTGGCCTTACATCTTTAAAATTATTGCACAAAGACGACCCACTTGGGTCGTTTGCGAAAATGTTTATGGTCACATCAGATTGGGGCTCGACAAAGTGCTTACTGACTTGGAAACCGAAGGCTACACCACAAGGACGTTTATTGTTCCAGCTTGCAGCATCAACGCGCCCCATAAAAGAGATAGACTCTGGATTTTGGGCTACACCAAACACAATGGATCATCTCCCACAGAGGTCAAAGCAGTCTCTGATAAGACAGGCGAACACGACTCGCAAGGGCAGAACCAAACCAGCGAATTTAAGGGAACAAGTAGACCCAGAAGTAGTAAAGATGTGGCCTACACCCAGAGCAAGCGACATAGAGGGGGGAATCCCACAGGGGATAGAACTCAAGAACGGATCCTTCAGTCGGAAGAATCAGAAGGGCGAGAGATGGGGAGTGAAGCTGAAGGACGCAGTGAGTCATTCAGAGAAGATGTGGCCTACTCCGACAACCAGAGATCACAAAGGCGGATATCAGGGTGGGAGAGTGCGGAATGGGAAGATCAGCAACGATACACTGGACGTAGCAGTCCAATACACGGACAATCAATCAAAGACTGGTGGTCAGTTGAGCCCAATTTTTGTCGAGTGGCTCATGGGGTACCCAATAGGGTGGACAGAATTAAAGGATTAGGCAACGCAATTGTGCCGCAAATCGCAATGCAAATTGGATTAACAATAAAAAAAATGGGAGTTTAATATGGATTTTTTAAATACCGTTAATTTAGTTGGTGTAGGTTATTTAATTTTTTTATTTTTATTTATTTTATATGTATGGAGGAGTTAATGCCAATTTATAATCAGTATAGAGATTGGGGAGATGCAAAAAACAAAGCTAGAATAAAAAGTTCTAATGATGCTTTGCATGACTTAGCTGATGATAATTCATTCGTTGACGTAAAGATAAAAGAAGACAACACAACTGGAACGATTAGAAGAGAAAATCACTCAAGCAGTGTTTTGTCCAATAATCTATAGTTGATAAAAATAGGTTTTGATTAAAATGGGCAGTTGTGAAGTTAAAGTAAAATTAGAATTTACAGACGAAACAGAAGAAATACTTGGAGGGCAAGTTTTTATAAAAAACCCATTTGATACTGATGATGTGTTTGATGAAATTATGAAACTTATTGATCATTTTAAAAGACTTCATTTAGACATTTGGGAATTTAATAAAGACTTTGAGTCCATATCTGCTCACATCACAATTGGCGAAGATCAAACAATGGTAATGGAATTGTATAAAAGAAATGGCTTTGAAGAGGAAGATTTATGCAGAGTGATAATACCAGACAATCAGACAATGCATTAAAAGAAGTGGCAAAAATTTTTGAAACAATAGGTTGGGAAAAAAGACTGTGCGATTTAAGCAAAGAACAGGTTCTTGGAACAATAGCTAAAATACAGTCAATGAAGGGCTTAGAAGATGAGTATACAGAACAAGGAGTATTGGAGTTACAACAAGAAGTCGAAGACAAGCTTCGTGACTTCTCCGATGACGACTACATACCATTTTGATCTGATTAAACAAATAGCCGAACATATTGATCAGGGAATTGTTCAGGAAAATAACAAGAGAACTCCCAGAACATATATAGGAGGCTCCTCTCTTGGAAATGATTGCGCTCGTCAAGTCCAATACCGCTATATGCAAACTAAAAAAGATGAGGACTTTCAAGCCAGAACTCTTAGAATATTTGAATTCGGGCATCATATCGAGGATATGATTGCTGGTTATTTAAAGAACGCTGGATTTGATTTAAGAACACATAGCACCAAAGGCGAACAATTTGGTTTCTCGGTAGCTGATGACCAGATTAAAGGTCATATAGACGGTGTTATATGTGGAGGCCCTGTCAAGATGGACTATCCCTTCTTATGGGAATGTAAATCAGCTAACAGCAAAAAGTTTGGGGAATTTGTCCGTAAAGGCGTTACACAGGCTAACCCAACTTATGCAGCGCAATTAGCGCTTTATCAAACATACATGGATTTAATGGACTACCCAGCGCTATTTACCGTTATGAATAAAGATACTTCAGAACTTTATTATGAGTTTGTTCCGTTCAACGCAGAACTAGCGCAAAAAATAAGCGACAGAGGAGTAGAAATAATAAAAGCCACAAGAGCAAATGAAATGCTACCTCGCATTGCAAATGAGCCAGATTATTTTACTTGCAAATTTTGTGACTATCGTAATACTTGTTGGACATAGAAAAAAGACGGCACAGGAGAGTGCCGCCTTTTTTACACACACAACGCATTTAGAAAGGACAAGATAAATGCATATAAGGACAAATGAAGAAAACCTTACAGGTACAATATAATGCGTATTGCACCCTTTGACAACACTAAATCTAGTGATCCGCGTTATTTAGTGGAACATATTAGCGACAGTGTTCCATCTCATGTTCAGGTACAAACGCTAAAAGATACTTTTCCAAATGGAATCATTCGGGGCAATGTTTTTTACATTGGCTCAATGTATGGTGAACGTGGCGAATCTATGAAAATAGACATTAATCCTAGTAGCCAAAACTTCATGCGCGGTCAGGACTTCAACGGAGGCACTGGTGTCGGGGGTATTGTAAAGATACTTATGGAAGCACGAGGCATGAAGCTGCATGAAATAAAAGATATGTTCGGGTCTTACCTGGAAACAGCGCCAGTAAGAACGCGAACAAATTCATCCAGCACTACTCCTCCTTGGTTACAAAACCCAGTAAACCAGCAGCCACAAGAAAATGTTCGGATTAAAACCACCATTGATATCAATACTGCTTATACGCAGGAATGGAATTATATTAGCAAAGATGGCGAAATAATATGTTCAGTTAGGCGTTATGATATTGAGGGTAAGAAAGAATTTAGACCATTCCTACCAAACAATACCTATTCCAAAGCACCTGAAGTTAGGCCACTTTACAATATCCCGAACATATTAAATGCCAAGCAAGTCATATGGGTAGAAGGCGAGAAGTGTGCTGAAGCTTTAATTCAATCGGGGTATGTAGCAACTTGCACATTGGGAGGGGCTGGTGCATTAACTAGAAACAACTCCCATAAGTATGATTTCACGCCACTCAGGGGAAAAGAAGTTATTTTATGGCCTGATAATGACGAAGCTGGTAAGCGCTTGGCTGAAATTGTTCGGGATATGTGTGTGGATGTTCAGGCTTCCTCAGTAACAATGCTCAAGCCACCATTTGATAAACCAGAAAAATGGGACTCAGCAGACGCAATAGCCGAACAATTTGATATAAAGGCGTTCATTGATAAAAATTCCCAGTTCAAAACCAGAAGTATTAATCTTCTCGATGATAGCTTACTTATTGATCGTTTCAGTGGGAAAGCGCCTGTTCAAGATTTCTTAATAGATAGTACGTTCCCATTGGGCATACCGATTATATTCTCTGCGGCTGGAGATGCTGGTAAAGGCATGATGACCTTAGACCTTGGTATGAAAGTATCTTCTGGTTTCCCCATGCAAAATGCATTTGGCGGTATCGTTAAAGAGCATGGTGACGTTGTTATATTTACCGCAGAAGATGATGAGTCAGAAGTTCACAGACGTATCGAGAGAATGGATCCGTTTGAAAATAGAAGAACATTCAAGCATAAGCTTCATATTGTGCCATTGCCTAATGTAGGCGGTACATTCCCCATACTTAGCGAAATAAATGGCGAGTACATTGTCTCAGAAGAATTTAATCGTATCCATGACCAGATGTTACAGATGGAAAACTTAAAATTAGTTGTGTTTGACCCACTTGCGTCTTTTGTTCACGCTGATGTTAATTCTGACCCTGCGGCAGGGGCTGCCTTTACTGGTCTTATGGCTAGGGTCGCAACAGAAACAGGGGCAAGTATTATAGTATGTCACCATATGACTAAATCGGGCGATAAGCCTGTGTCATCACCAGAGCAAGCCCGTAATCTTATTCGGGGTACTTCTGCATTGGTTGATGGTGTGCGCTCGGCATTTGCCCTATGGCAAGTCGAGGAAGGAGAGGCTAAAAAAAGATGTTCTGCTCTCGGCATAGGTTACGTCAGAAACATATGTTTTGATGGTGCTATAGTGAAGTCCAACGGACCAGCAGAAAGAAAAATACGAAAATTTGTTCGGGATTTAGACAGCGGTTTGCTGGTAGATAATACACAAGCACTAGAGGCGGTAGAAACATCTAATGAGCGAGATGTTAAGCTAAACGCTTTGTATAACTGGATTGAGCTATGTGAGCGTAATGGTCGGGCTCTATGTCAAAAGACAGGGGCTGATTCAATCATAGAGCGATTGGACGATGCGAATGCACCAACTACATTACAAAACATCTCTCAGGCAACAATAGATAGATATGTTCGGGAATTAATACAGACAAGGCGTATTGCGAAGTATTCATTCACGGCAACAGGAGGTAGTAAATGGCTTGGAACCACACAAGGCGTAATGTCTAATGGCGAATATCAAGCGGTTACTGCAAGAGACAATGCATAATAAAAATTTTTTTTATCCCAATGCGTCAACTTTTTATAAAGCTAGGTTATAGTTAGTTATACCTTGAGGTATAATACAATTGAAATATAACATTGAAAGGGCAAAGAAATGTTAAAAGTATTAGTAAGAGAAACAGAATATCAATTTGATGATGACTCAACAGGAGATTCGCCTGATGATAATAGTATCATATCAAATTTTACGAGAAGAAAAATAAATCAAAACATTAGTAGATGGAGACTTGATCCTGAAAGAAATCCAGAAAATGAATGTTGGGTTTCTTACAGAAAAGTTATTAAAGATAACAGATTTCATAAAAATGATTTAATGGTGTTGGCTCAATTTCTTCAAGAAATGTATTTAAAAGCTTTAGCAAATCGTGATGAGGCCATAAAAGAAATACGATCTTGGTCACATTATGATGATGATTGTGAAGGTATGTTTATTCATCCTAAAAAAAGCGAAAAACTTTTATTAGAAGTAAACAAAGAACAGCATAATGATATGATGCACGACTTAGAAGCTTTAGGTATGGCTTATGCTACAATTAGGTAATGATGCTTAACATTATCGCTAAATACGCTCACGAAAGCGATGATATACCAGATGGCTATACAAGAAGACTCTTGTATGGTCATCATGGTGCTAAAGGATATGTAGTTGATTATAAGGAGGTCGTAATGGACGAAAAAGACTATGAGGGCAAGCCTAGATATTATTTTTTAGATAAAGCAGAGGAATATATCGGAGGGCCTAGAAATAAACAATATGGTGATGCTAGGGAAAACTTCTATAGAATATCTCAGATACTCAACGCTATACTCGAAGACAAACTAAAGTCTAAGCTAACAGAAGAAGATGTTGCTCAAATATCTATCGGGATTAAGTTAGCGCGGTTAAGACACACACCAGACCATGAAGACTCATGGATTGATATAGCTGGTTATGCGGCTCTTGGAGGAGAAGTCTCTTGCGAAGAATAAAGCACGGGACAGAAGATTTAAGAGAATTTAAAACCGAACAATTTAGTATGTTTGAAAAACCGCAGCAGGAACCGCTGCACAAAGAGAAGAAATGTTCGGATTGTACCAGCTTAAAAGCTTGGTTCTCGATAGACTTTGGAAAAACATGGCAATGTAAAGGGCATAAAAAATGGTAACTAAAGAAACAGAAAAAATAGATACAGTTGAATTATATTTATTAGAAAGAAGAAAAATAAAATTAAATAAGAAAAATTTGAAAAATAAACGAGATTATGAAAAAAAAAGACAAAGAGCAGAAAGACGCAATCATCACTTGAATTTATATAAGATAGCAAAGGGATGTCATAATTGCGGGTATAAAGAACATCCAATAGCTCTTTATTTCTTCCATACATATAATGACAGAAATGTTGGAATATCGTCTGCTTTGTTTAATTGTACGATAAAAAAACTATTCAAAGAAATACGCAAAACAAAGCTTACTTGCGCTAATTGCACATCTATCTTTACAGCACAAAGACGTAAGGAGTATTACAATGTTTGAAGCAGCAATT